TGGTGATGATGTAGTCGGGGACCCTCGGCGGATGATGATGATTAGCGGATCCTCGTTACCGTATCTGGGAAGTGTGACTAAGGAGAAGCTTCATAGTACCGCATCTAAAGCAGCATATGGAACGGAGCCATTGATAACTAGGCCGATCAGGCTATTGAGGGCAATCGGATGGTTTATCGATGAAGAGTCAAATTGGGCGGCTTCTTTAACTAATTTGTTAGAGGCAGTGACTGATTTGGACCCACTGGATATAATATCGGTACCCGATCATGTAAAGGGGTCTATGATGCATCGATATGTAGACATGGCTTTGAAGCATGGATCGCTGTGGATGCCGTCATATGGACCTCCTTCTCATCTGTCCATTTCAACAAATATGTTCGCCGAATATGCAAAAGGCTCCAAGAACGTGACTGTTCATTTCCAGGCTCTGCTCGGGTTGATTCAATTTTCAGCGATGAATCAGAATTTCGGTCAGTATCCGAAGAAGCTAATCCATTACTTCAGAGGGTGCAAAGATTGTATTATCCCTGTTGAAGAGCCCAAGGAGGATCTCAAAGAAGCACTAACATCCCTAGAGATTCCAAGCAATCCAGAAAACCCATATCTGTACATTAAGAAAGAGGATATTGCATTGGTCCACAGACAAGAGCTTGAAAACTACACCTCGATTCCTCAGGTCCCGAGTGACTGGCTTGCCAACAAGCCTGCTCTGGCCAGGAGGTTCCTCACTGAAGTATTGGCTGTTAAGGCGGCAACTGCAATTCTATCATCTACATCTAAAGGAGACTTGATCTTTGATATAGCCGGGCTTAGTAGAACCATGTTCCTCAAAGTTGACATTCTTGACCTATTTAAGACTACTGCTAAGATGTTGTGGATAGGAGCTTCAACAGGAAAGAGAATCAAAGCAGACAGAATATATCCTTCTTGGAGTTATATGAAGATCTCTATCATACGAAGAATCTGGGAGTCACCTATCTCTTCGTTTGCAGTATTATCTGGCGTATATCTGTGGAAGGAGAATCTGGATTATATGAGAGAGATGTCTTGGGCACAAATGCCGGAAACATACCCTGTTACGCCCACTTCTATCGGATTAGCAGCAAAGAATACTCTGATTAGAGTCGTGAAGATGTGCAAAGACATGGCTTTTCCATCCTCCATGATGGTTTCTCCACTGGTTAAAGTAGATCCGAATCTGTTACTGAAGGGTCATCTTCTGTTCTCGCGTGGCAAACTCCGGGCAAAATGTAGCAATTGCGTTGCAACGGGACTCTCCTCTCTATTCAAAGCAGATTACACTTGGGGGGACCTGCACAGAGTGAAATGCTCTGATCATCACACAGTGTTTACTGCAAAAGGATGGAGACTGTTAAAGAAGGTCAACCTTGATATCGAGTCTTTAGCAGACCTAGTACCATCATCAGGAAGAGTGATAGAGCATCTGACATCGGAGACACAGAGCTTGAAAGTCGAATATCCAGATGATATGTCATATATATTGTTTCACTCTGGGATGATCAATGGATTCTCTTATTTTGAAGGGATGATGCCTGGTGAAGAGTTTTACGAGAGGCCAGAACTTGAAATGGATCTAACCTTGCACTTTTCCCTCCCCACTAAGTCGTTATATAGGGTATATGAAATCATGGGGAGTGTTAGGACGTTGAGAGAGATGGGGAGAATTTTAGTAATGGGAGATGGATATGGTTATTCCTCTATGATGATGAAGGCACTGGTCCCAGATGCACAGGTGTACAGCTGGACTCTAATAGATGTTCCTTCTAGTGTTCAGCACTG